AATTTCAACCATGTCCAGAGTATATTTACCACTTTGTTCATACTCAGACTGCCACCTCAACTCCAAGGACCTTTTCGTATTGTATAGGTCTTGTAACATGGATAACCTCCTCATAGGTTATTCTATTGGGAATATCTCTAAACATTCCCGTTGATTCCCAGTTTATACTTTTTTCTCCAATTTTGTCAACTATTGATTTCTCAATAGACGGAGCATTATCCTCAGCTAAAACTTTAAATTTAGCATGATAATCGTAAGCCCATATATTTACTAGGAATTTTTTCATGGTTTTTCTTTCTATTTGATGATTGTGGCGGAACTGTGTCCCGCCACAAAAAGTTTTAAGTATTAAGCACCCTCAACACCGTAAATACCTCTAGGGTCTGATACGCCAAAAACGTATCTTTCTCTAGCTTTGTATCTAACGTTGCCAGTGTCGAAATCACCTTCCATCTTAGTAGATAGAGGAGTTCTTTCGAAATGTTTCATACCATTTGGCACATCTGTTGTAATGTACCAAGAGTCAGTATCTGTTAGGTAATTGTTCACTCTGTATCCTTGAGGAACCATTCCTAGAGATTTGACTGCATTGATATCATTATCAGCAGTTCCAACTCTACCTGCAGACTTCATAAGTCTTTCAGCAGTAAATTGTAGTGCAGATGGGATGATCATCTTAACAGCTTTCGCAGCAATTTTTAAACCTCTTTCATCAGTTAGCGCAGCAATATCAATTAATGCTTGCTCCAATGAAGTTTCGTTTAAATCCGCTTGAGTAGTAAGAGTATTAGAAAATACTCCTGCTATCGTTGGGTGTGCAGTTGAAAACAAAGAAACACTGTCCCCTGAATCAAAATTGTCTGTAGTTGGTAGACCATTGTTCAGTGGCGATGCCGCTTTTACTTGTTTTGTCTGAGCCATAGATCTTGCTAAAGCTTTCGTATATCTAGAAGCCAGTCTGTCATATAGATTATCTTCAATAGCTTCCTCAGTGATAGCAAAAGCGAGAGCAATTGTCTCGTTAGTGTATCTAGCTGTGAAAGTTTCTTGAGCGTTATCATATGTAACACCTGATCCTTCCGGTTTTACTTGAGCTGAAGCGAAACCTGACAACATAACTTCCTCTTCGAAAGCTCTGTCAGACGACTCAGTAGTATAAATCTCAGATGACTGATTTTCATACTGTTTGTATTCCAGGCCAAACAGAGCGTTTAAACCTGGCTCTAGTTCTTTAACTAGTTGATTACGTGATATAGCCATTTTTATTTACTCCTTATATTCCCGCGATGTTGTTGCCCAGTATATGTTCGTTTATTTGTACGCGCCATATACAGCCATTTGAGCCAGCATCTTGGTTGTCTGGGTCTCTAGAGATACCTATTAGTTTAAATTGGTCAGCCGATGTTCCTGCAGTGTCGTATACAGTAGAAGTAGAAACCCAATTAGGGGTTACACCTGCACCAAGAACTATTTTAGTAGTTCCACCGACGTCTGCTGCTGCCAACGTACTTGTAGCGTTCCTGATCTCAAATATTTGTTGCGGATCACTGTTAATGAATGCAACAATATCACTAGATGCCACGCTGGGCATATAGTTAGACCAAGTAGGCTTACTTGTAGTTGGGTCAGTGTAGAACACACCGTTTAATGAACCAATATTGTTTTCTGACGAGTTAGAAGATCTTAAGATCACTCCATCTGCAGTCAACATAACCATATCGTGATGGTACATAGCAGCAGAACCTGATGCTACTAACCATTCGCTCAAACCGGCGTTGTTGTCGTTCTGACCTATCTTTGCAATTGGTCTCAATCCGAAACCAGTAGTGCTTTGATTTGCCATAGTTGTCTCCTTAGTGTGACCTGTCCTTGCGGACCTCCAGTCACGGTTAATTTAATCGCTGGTTGGAAAATTTAAATTTTAAGTTTTCTTCCCACCGAAGGTTGTACGAGTTTGTCTATCAATATTGATAGGCATTCCCTTATGCTGTTCCTTCATAAGATCGTTATCGATTGCCTTCATTTGATCAGCGGCTTGATTCATATAATAATCAGTTCGCTGCTTCGCGATCTCTTCTGGTACCCTAGTCAGCACTAGGCCTCCGTGCCCGATAACCCCTGCGTATTTGCCGTCGGTAATTGCTGGATAATCATCTCCTGGAAATTCATCTGATCTTACTAACTCATATCCGGACCTTAAGCGTCCTTGTATGTTTTTCGTATCAACGAATCCTAGGATTTCTACCCTGACCCATCTGTGTCTAAATCCTTCCGGCGCGTTGGGCGTATCTAAGTACGATGGTGGAGCCCAAACTTTTGGTTGCACTTTTGGTGCTACCGTTTTTGCTTGTGATTTTACTTTTGTAGAATCACTTTTAGTTTGACTCGCACGAGTTGGTTTATTTGTATTCATATGCCTATACCTCCTTCGTGTTTATAAGTTGTTTCGCATACTCTTCTAGTGGCACACCTAATTTTCTCGCTATTGCGACTTGAGACGATGTGAGTCTCACTGCTTTGCGACCAGTCTTTGAACTACGCGTTGCAGAAGCAACGTTTTGTGTAGGTTTACTAATCTGTTTTTCTACACCCTTATTACCAAATTTGTGGGGGAATTCAAGTCTTATTCTTTTGTCCACCTCAGAATAATATTCATCTGATTGTGGGTCCATTCCTTCCTCTTCAGTAAGTTTTCTATGTAGATCAAACGCTGTGTAAGTCATGGCATTATCTTTGCCAAACCACTCATTTTTATCAGCCCAAGCTTCCGCTTTAGGGTCTCTTGGGGGTCGTTGTGTTGGTTGTTGTTGTCGAACAGGTCTCTCAGCTGCTTCTTTAGCTGCAGTTTCCTGCATTTGATGCTGGGTCTTTATTTCTGCTAATTTACCTTGTTCATAACCTAATTGTGAAATAGCTGTTAAAGCTTCTACTTCAGCCTTAGAATCTTCACTTTGTCTAGCTGCAGCAAGTTTTGCTTGTGCTGCTGCAAGAGATGAAGAAATTCTGCCTTCCATTTCTGTGGCATAATTTTTATCTAAGGATGTTGCAGCTACTTCATACCTATCTCGTTCATCTTTAACACGTCTAGCATAAGAAATAGCTTCTTCTCGCTGTCTCTCTGCTTCACGCATTTTCTTAGTAAGTTTAGCTATTCTTTTCTTAACTCCTTCAGAATACTCTTCAACTTCCTTAATGTTATCTGGTTGTTTATCACTTTTAGCTTCGTCAGCTTCCTGTGTAACCTTCCCGCCCTCTGATTTTTGAATGTCCTCGCTATCTCGAACATCAGACTGCTCATCAGATTTCTCAGATGTGTCAGCGGGCTGATCATCGTACGTAATATTTGCTTCATCTTTTTTCTCCTCTTTCTCATATGTTTTATCTTCTTCTTTTGATGTTTCTGGAAGTTCAACACTAGCACCTGGTCCAGATGTATCTAAATCGACCATTGGTTCTTTTGAAATGTTTTCTTCCTTTTCTTTGTCTGGCATAGTTCCTCCTATGGTTAAAATTCGTGGAATATATCTTCAGGGTTTTCCACGGTCGCTAAAACTTCATCGTCATTAAGAAGTCTTATCTCACCCCCATCGATTCTAATTCGTGATCCGGCATATCTTGCAAAGATAATCCAATCACCTTTCTTGCACCAGGGACCTTCTGGGTATCTTTCTTTATCATAGCAGTGTGGGCCCATATCCAAAACTAATCCACAAGTCGATGCTACTTGAGATCGTTCTACTGTTTCGTCTGCTAATAATATTCCTCCTTTAGTTTTATCTTTTTGTTTAAAGGGTAAAACTAAAATTCGCCAACCTGTAGGGGTTGGTAATTTTGCTGATTCTGATTTTAAATCTTGTTCTTGCTGTTTAGTGGTTTTAACGCCTACTAATTCTTTATCTGGTAACTCAATTTTTGGGTTTTGAGTTGATGTTGATAACGGTTCCGTCTTTGTCATTTTGCTCCTTTTTTTGTAGCAGGCTGGATATTTCCTGACTTAAATACTGATACGTTCGTATCTGTCCTAACATATACTGATATTTTTCCATATTGTCAACACTACCTGAAGCCAATGCTGAAACAACATCATCATGTCTCATTTTAATAATTTTTCTTATTTTATCTATAAAGTGGTCTTCTTCCATTATTTTTTTCTCCTTTTTGTTTTTTTTACTGATTTGCTCCCATATTTCTTAGTCCATTTTCTCGCTATTGCTGGTTCCTTTTTCCACAAATATTTTCTTTGTTTTTCTGATTTAAACGGCATCTCCAAACTCCTCTAATACTTTTAAATTTTCTTCTGCTTTTGCAATCTTTTGAATCAATTTATCCACTTCATCAATGTGTTGTGGATGTTCTCCTATTCCAACAGACTGCTCTAAATAAATTTTTAAAGTAGCGTCTGCTTCAGAAATCTGTGCTCTATATCTGTCTTCTAATGCTGTAAGTATGGCTTTTTTCACAACGGCCTTTATTTGCCTTTCTTTTTTTTAACCTTTCCGCCTTTTTTATACATAGCTCCACCAGCCATTCCCATGTCTGAAGGATAGTAACCAGATCTTTCGTCTCGTCTCGTTACTCCACCCATTTGTTTTTTTATTCTGCCACCATGACGGTAGTTTGCAATTTTACTTCTTCCTTTAATTTCTTTTCCCGGCATTATTTTTTCTTTAATGCTCTTCCGAAACCACGTTTTGCTTTTCCACAACCAACTCTTCCACCGGATTTATGTCCAGCTCTGCCACCTTTAGCTCTATAGTCCCATTTACTAATATCATCAGTTGGTGAACTAAGATTATAAAATGGGTCTGCATATCCTTCTGCATGTCTATTTCCACCTCTCATACTTGGTGGAACTAAATTTCCTCTAAGTCTCTTTGGTGCATAATGGTCAGAAATGTCTACTTCTGATGTATCTAGTTTATTCCAATTCTCATCTGCAAGAGAATCTTTAATTACCCGTTTTTTCGGTACAACAACTTTCTTCGGTACAACAACAGATGCTGAAGGAATCTCGCCTTCGAATCCCGCTTTTCCGCTTAAAGTTCCGGTATCCCCATAATCAGTTATAGCATTTAATGCTTTAGCTTTTCTTCTTTTCATTAAAGCCGCAGCACCTAAGCCAGCAGCTAATAAACCTAAAATTTTCTTATTTCGTTTTCTCGATTTTTTAGACATAATGTTATCCTTATATTGTTTTTATTAATTGTTGTCCACTTTATTTTTTCTTCCCATTCCTAAATATCTGTGTTCCCTTTATACCAAAAATTGAAGCACATACAAGTATCCAAAGATTCGTAAACCATGACGGAAGCGCCTGGAAATGTTCGAAGAAGACGTTTATTTTCTCCATAGCTGCCGGATCGTCCGACCAAACCCCATATGCGAGCACCAAAATTGGGAGTGTGAGAATCGCGAGGACCACCTCGTCCTTATAATCTTTGTCCCGGGATTCTAAAAGTTTTCCCTGGTAAGATTCCTCACCTCGGGCCATCTTTTGCGCATGCATGTATTGTGCATCCGCCATAGCCATTTTTGTCTCTTGACGCTTTTTATAAATGTGACTTCCTGCGTTAAGAGCTAATTTAATAGCGCTAAACCACATACTACCACCAACTTACGTCAGATTTTTTAGAAGCTAACATTCTTCTCTGACCGCCAACTTTATTTTTAGTAGGTTGACCTTCAGGAATCTTAATTTCTTTTCCACCTTTTGAATAACCATCTTTGTTAAGGTTTAAAGGAATGTCGCCTTTGTAAAAAGGTTCTTTATCTTTTTTTGCCATAGTTTTCTCCTTATATATTACTATACTATCTTCTAGGACCTTTCAAGGTTCTAACATCAGCCATCTTCATTAAGTCATTGGCCATTTTAGCATCTTGAGACATCGCTTGTTTTTGTATAGATGTATCAGCTCTTAAATGAGCTAATTCTTCATTTTGAGCTAATTTTTCATCAAACTGATCCTGACCCATTAATTGTTTAGATTTATCTAAATCAATTTTTTCTTGGGCCTGATCTCTCTTAGCTGAATCATCCATAGCTCTTAAATCTAGTTCTCTTGCTTTTAATTTAGCAATTGGATCGTTTCCAAACTGACCCATGATTTTATTTTCTTCGTTTTTGAACTCTTCCGTCATTTCAGCAATTAATTTCGCTTTTCTGGACTCTAAATTCATCGTCATTGAGATAATTTGTTGTTGATACTGGGGATCTTGCTGTAACATTGGGTTTTGTTGTACCATTTGTTGCATTTGCATCAATTGTTGAATTTCATCTCTAAATTCTACTTCTAATTGCTCTTGAGCCATTAAAGAAATGTGTTCAAAGATGTTTTTTTCTAATGCACCCATGACTGGAGGTGAATTTCGTGCAATATTAGTCGCCATAAAGTTTAAATGAGTCGTAATGTGCGCTTGATGGTCTTGTCCTTTGAAAGCTTGGAACGGTTTTGAGCTCATTGCTAAAATATTTTCACTTGCCGGATCCATTGGAGCCGGTTTTGTAGGTGGCGGCAAAATTAAATCAATATTTTTAACACCAATCGCAGTGTACATCGCTCTGTACGCTTCATAAAGATTATGCATTTGCGGATTTGACATTGCAAGTTGCAATTCTGTCTGTGCCATTGAAATTCTTTGTGATTGAGAAAAAATATTTGGGTCTGCAACAGGAATAATGTCTACTTTATCATCAAAGTCTGTAACTTTAATTTGTCTCTGTCCACCAACAACATCATAAGGATATTCTGGCGGTAAATATTGTTTAAAAACTCCCGCTAATAAACCAAATTCTTGTTTCATCGCCACAAACAATCTTTTATGTATGGCTGACATGACCCTGGAGCCACGCTCTAAGAGGGCAATAGTCGTCCCAACAGCTGCTTGTTGGTTGCCGTCACCGACCTGCATGTCAGCTATGGCGGCAAATCGTTGCCCTGCCTGTACCACTATCCCCATCAACTGTAATAATGTTGGTGAAGGTTCTTTAAATGGTAAAGGCATAAATGCATCCTTGATACTTCCTCCAGGTGCATCTACATCTCTGAATTCTCCAGGCTGTATAGCTTGTGCCTCATCTCTAACACGGATTCCTCTTTGCTTAAATCCGGCCGGTAAATTACTTAAAGTTCCTGCGTCTAATAATTGACGTAGTGCAGTGGTTGCTGTTCTTGATAAACCACCTATCATATGAATTAATCCAAAACCGTAAAAACCTAATCCAGGTAAAAATTTAAAATGAACAAAATAATCTATTTTAAGTTTTTGTGGATCATCTATTTTGTAGTTTCTTCTGATTGATAAAATTTCTCTATTACCCATTTCAATGGTAACAATGTATGGAAGTTTAATTCCAGTACCTTCACCAGTTGAATCTTTGTCCTCGAAGCCTTCCAAATCTAAATCAGTGTGTATTTCTAAAATAGAAAATACATCTTCATCTCTAGTTTTTTTAACGCCTTCAAGTTCTCGTTCTTTTTTCTCTACTTCTGTTTCTTGATTATAACCAGGTTTTAATTCTATATCCTTATAGAAACCTGCTACTTGTTTTTTTCTTAAATCATTTTCTGACATTTTAAGTACGTGCACAACTGCTTCTGCATCTTCTAAAGATGTAGCAGTGTAAGGCACAACTAAATCGTCAGCTGGGACAAATTTTGAAACGGCTCTACCTAAAAGCTCGTCATAATAGACTTTCTTAAAAGCGGAGCCGCTAAGAGGGAGATAAAAAAGCATTGTGTCAAACTCGGGTTCGTACTCTTTCATCACATCCATGATTTGATAGTTCATGAAATTCTTTACTCTGACAGATTGATCTTCTCTTGCTCTATCTGCAAGTCCAACTATTTGAGTATGGACTGGACCTGTTGCTGGTAATAATTCTTTATAAGCTTGTGCTTGAAACTGTGTAACAGCTTCAGCTAAAACTGGGTGAGTTGCACCGGATGCACCTTGGAAAGGTTGTGATGGGTTTTCATATTTAAATCCTAAAAGATCTAGACCTTTTGTGTAAGTATCTTCCCACGCTTTTCTAGAACTTCTATATTGGTCGTAGTTTCCTACTAATTCAGAACCTAGTTTTCCTAAAACATCGTCAGGTAATAATTCTGCTAAATTGTCAAAATGGCCTTCTCCTCCAGGTTGGTTAACCGCTTCTGGATCAAAATTAATTGTTGCACCACCATCTTCTTCTTGTGTTACTTCAACATCTTCAGGACCAACTTGCTCTTGAATAGTTTCTTCTTGAG